CAAGCTAAATTTAGATCCGAAGCAAATACATTAAGAGCAAGTGGCAGAGCCTCTTTAGCAGCAGGACATATAAATGCCGTTAGTACAATAGGAAGTGGTATAATGGGAATAGGAGAAAGCACTAATCTTTCTAGCACTCTAGCTGATATAGTAGTTGGTCCTTTTGATTTAGCAGGGAGCGCATAATGTCAGTTATTAAACAATCAGATAGACCTCAATTTTTTAATCAACGTATTGGAATTAATAGATTTGACACTAATAGTCAGGAACCTTGGGAAGCTATTAGTAATGCAGCAGGAAATGTTGCTTCAATAGCAATTAAAAAATTATACGATAATGCATTAGAATCTGGAGAGACTAAAGGACAAGCAGCAAATTTAATTATTACTGATGCAGGTGGTGCGCCTAAAGCTTTAACACCACCTAAAAATTTAAGTCCAACAGAACAAAAAGCTTATCAAAATATTGTAAATCAAAGATATTTATTTAATATAAATAATGCCTTAAAAAATAAATCATTAGAATTAAAAACAAAACATCCTTACGATGTTAATGCTTTTTCTAAAGCTTTTTCTACATTTGCAGATGGGCTTGCAAAATCATCTGGAGAAAAATGGGGAGGAAGAGTAAATGACATAGCTATTAATATGCTTGCAATGAATAAATTAGATATCGAATCTTCTACTTCTACAAAAATATTTGAAGAAACAAAAGAAAATTCAATTAATGATATTAAAGGATTAATTGGACAAGTTAGTGAATATGCAAAAATGGGACAAGCTCTTAGCGATCCAGATGATCCATTAAATGTTCCTATAGGAGTTGCTCATCTTGCTCAATTAAATGAATATTTAAAAACAATGGTAGAAGCAAATTTTATAACTACAAAAGAAGCGCAAGAATTTAAACAAGAAGCTATAACAAATATGGCTCTTGGTTCTGTTGATATTTTATTAAATAAAACACAAAACAAAATACAAAGAGATATTTTAGAAAGTTTTATTATAAGCGGAGATAGTTCTGGATTTAATTTATTACCAGATGGTATGGCAAATAATTTAATTGAATTAAAACAATATGTTAATTCTAATAAAGGTGGAAATTTAGGTGAAATATCTTCTAGAATAACAAAAGTAAGAAACCCATTAGATGATAAAGAAGCTTTTGTTTTAGCGGAAAATGAAAAAATAAGAAAATTTGAATTAAAAAAAGCAAACCAAAGATCAGAAATAAGAACAAATATAGCAAAAGCAGAAAGAGAATTAGCTATAGAACAAGAAAAAGTTAGATTAGAATCATATAAAATTAGTACAAAAGCACAACTTGATAGATTAAAACAGATTGAAAAAGATTATAATGCTGCGGAAAAAGAAGCAGCTGTAAAATATTATTTAAGAGGTGGATTAACATCAGGTATTGATCTTGAAGTTTTAACTTTGAAAAAAACATTACAAAATTTTGATGAGTTAGAATCATTTTATTATTTTGAATCAATGTCTAATGGTGTGACTAATATATTAAATAATCGTTTAGAAGAAATTGATAAATTTACAACTGAAAAAAAAGCTCTTACTTCAGACGAAAGAAAAGAAGCATATAAAAATGTTAAACAAACATTAGCAAAAAGCGTTTTAAATATTTTTGGCAATGGAATTTTATATGAACCTTCAAAATTAAATCAATTTAAAGATGTTTTAAATGGTATTGATTTGCCTAGAAATGAAAATGATTTTTATGCAATGCAAATAATTAACAAAATTTATAATAACATTGACTACGATATACAAAAATTTACTAAATCTTTCCAACCAAGTACAAGACAAACACAATTAGAAAAAGAAAGAACGATTACTAATTGGAATAATCTTATAGATTTAGCAGAAAATATAGATCCAACAAATTTAGATCAAATGGCAAAATTAAATGCTTTAATAAAAGATTTTGAAAAGCAACCTTCTTCATTATTTATTACCGCAGATATGAGAAAAAAAGCTAACGATTCATTAACGTTGCTTCGAGCTAAAGAAACGGCATCAAACAGTGTTATGGCGTTGTCATCTAATGATGTTAATAATTTAGAATTGCTTAATTTAAATCAAATGCCAAGAAATTTTGACGCAAACGATTTAACAAATAAAAATCTTCTTAAGGTTTCTGCTAAACTTAAAAATTCTGGTGCTGATATAACAAAAATAAATACTTATCTTTCTAATATAAAACAAGATAAAAAAACAAATGAAATTAATGAATTAGAAACAACAAAAAAAGTTGAAATAAATTCCGCTCTTGCAACAGGAGTTAAGAATGAAAATTATTCTGATGAAGATCATAGAAAAGGCGTAGACAATATAGTTATAGAAATTGGGAAAGACGAAATTTTTAAACAAATGAACGCAAGCCCAGAGTTAAATAATTTAATAAATACATTTGGTAGTAATATTATAATGGATACTTATAAAGATATTATATCTGGAAATACTCTTAATATATCAAATGATGTTATAACAGAAGCAATGACAAATTATGCTTCTAATTCAAAAATAAGAAGAGATGAAAAAACTCCATTAATTAATAATTATGTTACTCAAGGATATTTAACTCAATCTGAAGCAGATAAATTAGATTTAATGCTTTTATTAAAACAACAAAAAGGAATGGAAACAAGAAGTTATGCTGAGCTTTCTGTATTAATAGATAGCTCAACATCACAGGAAAATTTAACTATTGAATATAGTAACGATGGTTCTAGTCAAGATAGATTAAAAAAAGTAAATGCAAGACAATTACTTTTGCTTTCTATGGGTGCTAGCTCAAGGTCTTTAAGAAAAAAACCTCCAGCATTTGCTCAAGTAATAAATCCAAGCCAAGCTGAAAAAAATTATATTACAAAATACGAACCAATTATTAAAACTTATATGGCAGCAGGACTTGGTGCTGATGCTATTATAAATCATTTTAGTAAAAAATTTAAAGATGAATACGAAATGGAAAGCGAATTTGTTTTTGAAGATAATGGTATAAACAATTTTTCTAATATAAGAAAAAATCAAAAATTTAAAACACAATATCCTATTGGAAATTATTTTCAAACTGAAGATGAAACTAATTGGTATTTAGGCAAAATAGAAAATAATTTAAACACACAAGGTTTTACTTTGTATGCAGACAATACACAATATGAAAGAGTTGTTTTAAAACCTTATATAAAAACAGACAGTCCAATACAAATTTTTAATCCTTATAAATTGACAGATAATAATGTTTTAGAACCTGCTTATTATAATCTTCGTGTTAGTAGTCAACAAGATCCTGATGAAACAGAAGGATTAACAGATACAGAAATAATAATTCCTCATTTCCCAACAAATTTTAGAGAACTTTATGAATACAGAGCAGAACAAAAAGAAAAAATAAGAAATAAAATGTCAGAAGAAATTTTATCTGGCGTTGGTGAAAACCAAAAAATGAAATTTGGAATGCATTTATATAGAGGTTTTGTTTTTGGAACAACTGCTACAATACCAGGGAAAAAATAATTATGGAATTTGGTGAAAATGCATTAAAAAATAAAGTTTATCCACTTATTCATAATCAACCTAAAATTGGTGAAGCGTTAATTGCCAAACCTACATCTACTTGGTCAGAAACATTTCAAGGTTTAATGGGTGATAATTGGGGTTGGGTAGAACAAGAACAAGGAAGATTTTTTCCAGAACTTTATGATAATGAAATGCCTAGTAATTATAGTATATATGGCCCTGCTGAGCCAATTATACTTAATGTTGATCCAGAATTTAAAACACAATTAGCAGATGATTTTAAATCAGGTAAAATACCAGAAGAAGATTTAAGATATTATCCAGTAACAAAATATGCAACTGATCAAGAAGATTATAACCGTTTATTGCGGTTTCAAAAACAATTAACTTTAGATAAAGAATTAATAAATAATTCTGAATTTTATAAAATATTTTTAACAAGTACTTTATTGCCAGAAAATATGTTTTTATTGCCAATGGGTGGATATGCATCAAGTACTTTAGGTTATACTTTAAAAGGTTTTTCTACTGCTTTTCTAGGTATGTTAGCACTTGAATCTTCTTTAGAAGCTATAAGATGGCCTTATGATGCAGAGTCAAATTTTAAAGAATCTGCAATAAATGTTGGCATAACTTCTGCTGCGGCAGGTTTTTTAAACGCAGGTATTAAATTTGGAACAAGAACTTACTCAAATAAAGTTTTAAAAAATACTGTTAATAACATTAATGAAATGAACAAAGTTTTATTTGATAATGCACAACCAACTCCAGAAAAAATAGCAACTCAATTAACTTTTAATAGAAAAAAAACAATAGCTAAAGGTAAAGATTTTATTGAGAAAAAAATTCCAGAACGTAGCACGAAAATTTTTACTAATAACAATCCTATAAAAAAGTTTTTTCTGACTAGTTTACCATCTCCTTACAAAAGTTGGAACAACAATTTTAAAGGCCAAAAAACTTTTGATTATATGGCTATGCTTATAAATGATCATTCTATGATTACTGCAGGAAATATGGCAGGTTTTGCAACTCCTAACTCTGTTTATACATTATCAAAAATAAGAACAGGCTCAACTGTTTGGAAAATAAATAATGAATTAAATGATTTGTGGGCGTTAGAGTCTGGAAGAATGCCAAATACTGTAACTACTGCTGGAATTAATTTATCAAATATAGGAGCAGGAATAAGAAGTAGTAAAGCTGTTACTAAATGGAAAGGAGCCGATCAAAGTATAGGTACTGTTGATGATTGGTTAACAATGGTAAATTATAAAGCTATTAAAAATCCTAAACTTTTAAAAGGCCCAAATGAAAAACGTGCAGCTAAATTAATAAATGAATATTTTACAGAATGGGAACCATTATTAAGAGAACGTGGATTAATAGGTTCTGGAAAATATTGGAAAACAAAAGTTTTTAAATTAGAAAAACAATTAACAAATTTAGAAACAAGATACAAAACAACAATTAAACAATATCAATCTGGTAAATTACAATCTGACAAAAGAATAAAAATGTCAGAACAAGAATATATTAATTATGTAAATAAAGAAAAAAGAAGATTAGAAATTGAGTTAGAAGATGCTCGATTATTTTTTGAAGAAACTAAATTACAAAAAGTACAAGCTAAAAATGATCCACATTATTTTGCAAGGTATTGGAGTAATACAAAAATTATGCAAAATAGAGATGAGTTTGAAGGCATTTTAGTTAATTGGTATAGAAATCAAACGCCTAAAATTGACCCTAAAACAGGAAAACAAATATTTAGAACAGAAGATGATTTAAAATTAGAAGCAAAAAAAACAACAGATTTAATTTTAAATGAAGCAAACGATGGCGTTAACGTAAATGAATTACATATTGCAGGAAATGTGTCTAAACACTCTAAAGGAAGAGAGTTAACTATACCAAATCATTTAGTTGTAGATTTTATTGAAACAAATCCAATGGCTGTTATTCGTAGTTATGATCAAAGAATGACACCTAAATATGAATTTGATGTTATGTTTGGTGGAAAAACTATAGATGATCTTATTCACGAAATAGTAGAAGATGGTCTTGAAAATGGTATGAGTTTAACTTCTGCAAGAGCGCAAGCTAAAAATTTTAGACACAGTTACGATGTTTTGTTACGTCAAAATAACAGAAATCCTGCTAGATGGGATACAAAAGCTTTTAAAGTAGCAACAGATATAGCTGGTTTATGGTATTTGCCTAATGCAGCGTTAGGAACTATAAGTGAGCCAGCAATTATTGCAATGAATCATGGTTGGAGAAGTACTAGTAAAGCTTTGCTAGCAAATTTAAATTTAATGAACCCTGAAATAAGTGCAATAAAACAAAACATGCCTAAATGGACAGGCGAAGCTATGGAGTTAGCTTTTTTTGGAGCGCACCATAGATTTGATGGTAACTCTAATTTTGCCAGTCCAGTTAGAAGTGGTTGGGAGAACATTGTAAATTCTTTTTATGTTTTAAATGGATTAACACACGCAACTCATTTTCTTAAAAATTGGGAAGCTTTAACTAGAGCTCATTCTATAATTGATTATTCTAAAAAATGGTCAAAAGGCCAAGCTTCTGAATTTGAACAACTATTTTTATTAAGAGGTGGCATTGATGAGAACGCAGCAAAAATTATAGCTGCCGCACCTACTCAAAATACAAAAAAAGATGGGAGCGGATTGTATTTAGCGAACATAGATAAATGGCAAGGCAAAGTTAACGACGAAATTATAACAAGATTTCAAGCGCATATGAGTAATGGAATTTTAAATGCTATTATAATGGCTACTCCTGCTGATAGGCCAATTATAATGGATAATGTTTTGTATGTAAGAATGAGTTTAGCTAAATTTATTCCAGGATTAAAAGAAGATCCAAAATTTACAGGTTATGCAAGGGTAGAAAGTGCAGTATGGAGTAAACCATTACAATTTTATTCTTATCTTTTAGCTGCAACTACTAAAATAACTGGTGCTGTTGCTCAAGGCATGATTTCTAACAAACAGGGTGATTTTGTTTTTTTAGCTGCATTAGCTTTTGGTGCAGGAAACTTACAATATCAATTAAGAACCCCAAATTGGAGAGAGGAACAAGCTTCGTGGGCAGATGTTGTTGCTAGGTCTTTAGATTATTCTGGTATGCTATCTATTTATAGTGATGCTCTTTATCAAGGATTACATTTTGCTGGCGAAATGGGTTTTAATCCAACTTATGAAACTCCTTTAGGGGAAATTAATCCTAAATTTAACACAACAGATCCAGCTTTTGGTAAGGTATCTGCTGTTGCTGGACTGTTTGGTGCTGTTCCTTCTTTAATAGAAGAACAAGCAGAAATAGTAAGGTTAATTTACAATGGTCATTATGGGGAAGCTGGCGCGCAATTTTTAGGTCGAGCTCCATTTTTAAATCTATTTATGTTTAATAAATTTACTCAAACAATAGGAAAAGTTTTAAGGTAATTGTGCGTTGCACAGAAAAAGCTTGCGATATAAGGCAGAAAAAAGAGGTTAAATATGACTATTAGTTTATCAGACAATACACCGCGTATATCATATACGGTAAATGAGGGTGCAACTCAGACAGCATTTACTGTGCCATTTGAGTTTTTTGCTGAAGCTGATCTTAACTTCTATGTAGATGGTACTAAGAAAACTTTAACAACACACTACACAATATCAGGTGGTAATGGCTCTACTGGCACTATAAATACTACATCTGGTAATACTGTAACTGGTGCAAGTGGTGGAAGCACCGTTGTTATTACAAGAAGCATTGCTTTATCAAGAACAACAGACTTTCCAGTATCAGGTTCGTTTGCTATAGATACCCTTAATACTGAACTAGATAGATTTGTTGCTATTCAAGCTGACAATGACGATACAATTGATCGAGCATTACACTTAGCGGATTCTGATACAGCAGTAAGTATGGAATTACCTCTTGTTGCAGTAAGAAAAGGAACTGTTCTAGGTTTTAATGCAAGCACTGGTGCAGCAGAAGTTGGCCCTACTATAGCTAATGTTAACTCTCTCTCTGCAATTACAGCTAATATAAACACAACAGCAGGTATAGCGGCTAATGTTACAACTGTTGCTGGTATAGCTAGTAATGTAACAACGGTTGCAGGAGTCGCTAGTAATGTAACGACTGTTGCAGGTATTGCAAGTAATGTTACTGCGGTTGCGGCAGATGCTACTGACATTGGAGCGGTTGCTGGAAAAGCTACAGAGATAGGAAGACTCGGAACAAGTGAATCTGTTACTGCTCTTGGAGTTTTAGGAACAACTGCGGCGGTTGCTGATATGGCAATACTTGGAACGTCAGCAATTGTTGAAGATTTATCATTGTTAGGTACTGCGGCAGTTGTAGAAGATATGTCTCTCTTAGCAACAAGCGCAGTTATAGAAGACATGGGTTTATTGGCAACGTCGGCAGTCATTGAAGATATGGGTTTACTAGCCACATCTGCGGTAATTGAAGATATGGGATTACTTGCAACAAGTGCGGTCATTGAAGATATGGGCTTGCTTGCTACGAGTGCAGTTATCGAGGACATGGGTTTACTAGCAACGAGTGCAAATGTTACCGCAATGGGTAATTTAGGAACAAGCGCAAATGTTACTGCAATGGCGGCTCTAAGCGCATCGGCAGTTATTACAGACATGGCAATGTTGGCAACCTCAGATATTATTGCTGACATGGCGTTGCTTGCTAATGCAGATGTTATTTCTGATATGAATACTTTGGCAACAACGGATATTATTTCAGACATAAATACACTTGCAACATCCGCTATTGTAGAAGATTTAAATCTTTTAGCTACTAGTTCAGTTATTGCAGATATGGCTTCACTTGCTGGTTCTGGTGCTAATCCAAATATAACAAGTGTAACTGCCTCTGGCGCAGTGACTGCTGGGTCATTTGTTATTGGAAGTGCAAACATAAGTGAAGCGGAACTAGAAACAATTGATGGCATTACTGCTGGAACGGTAGCGGCAAGCAAGGCTGTAGTTGTTGACGCGAATAAGGATGCTAGTTCGTTTAGAAATTTAACCGCAACAACTGTAAATGCTACTACGGTTGATTTAGGAAATTGGACTATCACTGAAAATAGTGGGGTTTTATATTTTGCCACAAGTGGTACAAATAAAATGAAGCTTGACGCTTCTGGAAACTTAACAATCGTTGGCGATTTAAATGCAAATGGGAGTATGTAATTAAATGAGAGATGGGTGGCAGATGTGGCGTGGCGAAGATGGTTTTAATAAAGAACAAGTTGAAGCTGTTATTAACGCTGGCATAAAAAATCAACCCGACAAGGCAACTACATTTAACGCGCAAAATGATGCGCGCTCAAGTCGTGTTTCTTGGGTTAATAATGAAGCCTGGATAAGAACAGCTTTGTATGAGTATATAAAAATAGCTAATAGAAATGCTTTTAATGTGCGTGTCGAAAACTATGCTGACTTGCAATATACAGAATACCATGCCTCAGAAGAAGGTCATTATGATTGGCACACTGATGTATTCTGGGGTGAAACAAAACCATTTGATAGAAAACTAAGCATCACAGTGCAACTGTCTGACCCTTCTGATTATGAAGGTGGGGATTTTGAATTTTCAGAAGTGGAAACACCAGCAAATTCAAAGCAAAAAGGTACAGTATTAATATTTCCAAGTTATTTAAGTCATAGAGTTTTGCCTATTACGAGTGGTGTAAGGCGTTCTCTAGTAGCTTGGTTTGAAGGACCGAGATGGAATTAACGCTAATAGTTAGAAGTAAGGAGTAACGAAGATGGCGATTAAAGTTGGTGGTACAGAGGTTATTGATGGTAGTAGAAATATTACTACCGACATTGGCACTGTTGACGGTAGAGATATAGCAACTGACGGTACAAAACTAGATACTGTTGCTACAAATGCTGATGTAACTGCAACGGCTTTAACTGCAAATGCTACTATTACTTCTGTAGCTTCAAATGATTTAGTTCCTGTCTATGATACTTCTGCAAGTGCTTGGAAAAAAGCTACTGTAGCTAACGCAGGAACATCTGGCCCAACAGGTCCAACAGGTCCAGCAGGTCCAACTGGACCGACAGGTCCAGCAGGTAGCACTGGTCCAGCGGGTCCAACAGGTCCAGCAGGAGATGATGGAAGTGATGGGGGTACTGGGCCAACAGGTCCAGCTGGGCCAGCAGGCCCAACAGGTTCAGCAGGACCAACAGGTTCTACTGGGCCAACTGGTCCAACAGGTCCAGCAGGAAGTAATGGTTCTAATGGCTCAACAGGTCCAACAGGTCCGACTGGACCTAGCGGAGGAACTGGCCCTACAGGTCCAACTGGTTCTACTGGTCCAACAGGTCCATCTGGAACACCCTCAACCAGTGCTGGCACCGTTGGTTCTTATGCCGTAGCCTATATACGTCACGACTCCAGTTCTTACCCCGTAGGCCACGGTAGTACGTGTAGTGGTGCCGATATCTTTGCAAGTAGTACTGCTGGTGCAGGCGACTTCACTGCAACTTACAGCAACCCTGTTTGGACTTACAGTGGAACTAACTTTTCGGGTACTTGGAGAAACATGGGGTTTACATCATCAAGTGGCGGTGACGGAAGTAAGAAATCGCTTTGGTGTAGAATATCATAAAGGATTATAAAAAATGGCAATAGCAATATCAGAGTGTAGAAATGCAAAATACGTTAGAAGTGACAACTCACTTATAGACGTAGAAATAAATCATCCTGAGTTTGGTTGGATACCTTATACAATAAACGACGATGACACAGACACAACAATAAATAATGCAAGTTTAAAAACTTTAATAGGTAGCGACATAGCGGCCTTTACTGGTCAAACTGACAAAAATGCAATGATAAGTCTGAGGTCTATAAGAAATGGGCTATTAGAAGGAGAAGTAGACCCAATAGTTAGTAATCCTTTACGCTGGGATGCGTTATCAACTTCTAAACAAAATGAGTGGAAGGCTTACAGAACGGCTTTACTAGATATAACAGCTCAATCAGGCGCACCGCAAAGCGTTACCTGGCCGACAAAACCAAGTTAATGATAAAAACTTTTACATATATAGCTTGGGCATTCTTAGCATTATTATTTTTAATGGTGCTAGTTCCTATGGCTTACGCTGAAGGGTGTGACAGCACTACTAATGCTAATTGTATAGAGACTAATAGTAATACAACATCTTCTGTTAACTCTACTTTAAGTTCAGAAACTACAGTTAAGTCACCTCCACCCTCAGCAATGTCACCTACAATAAATAATTCTAACTCAGACTTATGCACAGTAGGTATGTCAGGTGCAGTTCAAACACAGATACTAGGTATTTCAATAGGTGCTACAACAAGAGATATGAACTGCGAAAGATTAAAGAACGCTAAAGTTCTCTATGATATGGGAATGAAAGTTGCAGCAGTTAGCGTACTTTGCATGGACAAGCGTGTGTTTGAAAGCATGATGAATGCTGGAACACCATGTCCATTTGATGGCCTTGTAGGTCAGCCAGCTAAAGACGCATGGAAAAATAACCCACACTTAGTTCCTGATGCTAAGACAGGAGCAAAGGAGGAATGGGATGATGATACCAAGAACACCGCAACAGGTGCTGGTGCTGTTATTGGTCTTTTCTTGGCCCTCTTGTTTATATTCTGATTACACATATGGCAGAACAAACAATGTAGCTAAGAATAAACACACTTGGAATATGACAGATGTGTTGCCACCCGAAGCAGGATTAGAAGTCCAAGGAATATTTCATAAGTATACAATAAATAAAAGTAGCAGTGCAGATTCTACAGTTTCTATTGTAAATAAGAACAGCACCGGAACTGGTAATATATATGAAAGACACGATAACTGGGATCAGTTACCAAGCAATACTAAGATAGGATTTGATGTTGTTAATCCTTCTCTTGGCACTAAGTGGGGAAAAGGAAGTATTACAGCTAGTAATGGTGCAACACTTAGCGATGTAATAGTAGCGTACAATTATAAATTTGATCCTTGTTATATTCCACTCTCTGATCCTAGCTGCCCTAACTTTAAAGATGCTTTGTATCAGTATCTTTTAGACAATGATCTGCTTAATAATGAGCCAGCAATAGATGATCCTTACTATGATGAATGGGTTCAGTATCAACTAGATCGTAAGACAGAAGAACAAGAAGAAGAGCAAGCCGCAAAAGAAAAGAAAGAAGAAGAAGAACAAGAAGAATTAAAAATGGAAAGAGCATTGTCTGTTGCAGGAGCGGCAGAACAAATAGCAAATCCAACACAACAACTAGCAATGATGCAGCAAATGGCTGCGGCTGGCACATTAGATGGTTATTATAGTGCAACTATAGAAGGTGGTAAGTATGAAGAAACAATTAAATTAGTAGATAGTACCATAAAAGATAACGGTAAAGCGTTAAGAAATTTAAAACAGGATAAGCTCCACAAAAAAATAGTTAGATCACAATATAAAGATTAGGAAATGACATGAAAAAAATAGTACCATTAATATTTTTATTATCAGCAAGCTCTGCA